GGCTCAACGGCATCCGCGAACACGTCATGCGGGCAATTGTTACCCCAACCGCCATCGACGTAGAGCCGATTCCCAGTACCGAGGGATTCAATTGTCTGGGCAGCGGCCACCGGAAACACAGCCGTCGAGGCCGTCAGGGCCTCCCAGATCAACACATTGGGGTGTTCCCAAGACGTGATGTAGCGGGGCTGCCCGGTGTAGACGTCACCAACCACGATACACAAAGGGACTTTGACGTCCCCCATTCGCTTATCGCCGAAGATTTCGCGCAACGCCGCGCGGACGTACGACCAGTCGTGCATACCCGAAGCGCGGGTAAACAGCCTCGGGTGGAATCGAATGACTGGCTTCCCACCGGTCAGCCGATTCTTCTGAAACAACTGGAACATCTTGAGTTCGAGGTGCTCCAGCGGCATCCCCAACGCCAACCCAGCCGCGAGGACGGCCCCAATCGAAGCGCCTGCAAACCCAGCAGGGGTGAACAGTTCCAACCCGACCTTGACAGCGCCCTCCAAAGTGGTGCCGTGAGACGCGCCACCAGAGATCACGAAGTATCGACGTGGTCGGCGACGCAGCATCAGATCCCCCACTTGGCCCGCAACGAAGCGATAATCAAGGCGCGATTACCGTCGGTCTGGTCGTCCCGGTACACCAAGACGTCATGAACGTTGATGTCTGCGTAGTTGTTTGAGGCGTCCTGTGCACCGATGCCGAGCGACGTACCAGCAACCGATGTATTACCCGACGCCGTCGTCACAAAAGTACCACCGTTGACAGCCACGCCCACGGTAGAACCGTTGACGCGCAGTTCGAGAATTACCTTTTGTCCCAACGTAAAAGTCGTTTCCGCACAATCGTGGGATCCGTCGAAATTGTGGGCGATGACGTAGGACACACCCCCGGTCGTGCGCAACTTGATCCCGTTGTACACAAACCAACCAGCCACACCGTCGTTGGCGTTACACGCCGCCCCGGTTCCGTTGGTGCCAATCGAATCGACCGTAACCACGACGAAGATGTGGGAATTCGCGACGCTGGTCAGCGAGGCGCTGATGAAATCTGCCGTACCGTCAAAGGCAACCTGTGCCGAAGAACCCGAACCACTCGACACCGGCTGCGACCCAGCCGTGCCTTGAGCCATGTTCAACACGGAGCCGCCCGTCGACGTCCAAGCCGAGACGGCTCCACCAAACGTCGTAACCGAAGCCGAAGCCGAGGCGTCGTAACGGTAATCAGGTGTCGGCGGTGTGGCAGCCTGAGCGGCTGCACCACCTCGAAGCGACGGGCTTACTGCGGCTGGGTCCTGCGGAAAAAAGTTGGAATCCGCCCCGACGGGCGGAAAGCCAAACATCAAGGCAGCAACCAGAGCAATCATCGAACAACTCGTTCAACCTGCCCCGTGGTGGAAGCACCACTCGCCACAACACAGGCACAACGCGTCCCATCGTACCGAAAAGCCCGGGACGTACCGGCCAACACAATCGAGCCTTGGGAGGCATCCGCATCGGTACAGTTCATCTTCGCCGCGAAGCCCTGCGCAGTCCAAGAGGCTGTCGTGTCGCACAAGGTGTCATTGCACGTAGCCCCAACCGCCGAGACCGTACCAAAACACAACCGCTGCGAGGCGTGGGTGTTGGTCACCACGAAAAGCTGGGTAACCTCACCCGACTTTCGAGTGTTCTCGGTAGCAATCGCCGCCACCAACGTGGTGCCGAACGAGGCGTTCTTACGGGCCGGCTCAGCCGCCAGCGGGGCATTCAGAGCCGCGTCCAGACGCACTCCGATCGGGGGCGCAGCGTGGGCTGCCAGCGGGATCAGAAGGCACAGGGCAAGAAGACGCAGATTCATACTAAAAACCCTCGTTCAGCGTTGATTCAGAGTAGCATCATACCACTCGGTCACCACGAAAGTACGTACACGGCCCCCACACCGCCCACACCCCCAGCACCGCCAAGGCCCGGGTTCATGCCGACGCCGCCACCGCCACCGCCACCGCCACCCGCACCACCCGCACCACCCGCGCCACCAGCCGTGGAGGCCGTAACGGTCGTGCCGCCGCCACCCCCACCTCGACCGCCACGAGACATGGTGCCGGCGAGCCCGGCCGTGCCGGCGGTCGGGGCTGCACCATCGGTGCCGACAGCGCCGCCGCCGCCAGCGGTGTAGACGCCCGTCGAGCCGCCAGCGCCGCCCGCGACAATGGCCGGGGCGGCTGAGTGTGACCCGCCGGCCCCACCACCACCACCACCGTTGATGCTGCTGCCTCCGAGCGACGCCGCGACCGGGGTGGCGGCGATGCCAGCGCCGGCCCCGCCGCCGTCCTCAGCGTTGCCCGTCGTCGACACCGCGACGGTGCCCGTGACGCCCTGTCCGCCCGCACCGTTCGTGGCTGCCGTGGGCACACCACCCGCGCCGCCCGACGTCGTGCCCGTGCCGCCAGCGCCGCCGACGCCGCCACCACCACCACCGCCGGTGACCGCTGCGGAAATGGCACCGCCAGCGCCACCACCACCGCCGAAGGCCGTGACGAGGTTAGCGCCCGACGAGAACGTCGACGAGCCGCCGACACCACCCGCACCACCCGCCGCACCTGCCACACCGGGAGCACCCGCAAGGCCACCGGCGCCGACAACGACGGCCTCGGTCGTCGAGAGATCCGACGCGAGGAAGTCGCGGATGACGCGGGCCCCACCGCCACCACCGCCGCCGCCCTTAGCGACAACCGCTGTGGCTAGCGACGCGCCCGCACCACCACCACCACCACCACCGCGAGCGATGACGCGGACCATCGTCGGCGTAAAGCTGGTCGGCTTCGTCCAAGTATGGGAACCCGCCGTCGTGAAACTCTGCACGTCGCGGGGGGCCTGCTCGCCGACGAGCACGGGCGTCCCGGCGCTGTTCAGCTTGATCCAGCCGCCGCCTTGTGCGTCGTATACGACGGCCTCATTCGGGGCCAGCGTGCCACGCCACAACGTGCGCTCCGTGCCGCTCACATCGTGCTTGATTCGCACCGTAGCGGTCGCCGTGTCGGTGTTCGTGACCGACAAGTACGTGACCACCCGCTGCGTCGACGAGGCTGGCGCCGCCACCATGACGGCATCGGTCGTATTGTTCGTGAGGCTCTGCGTTTTGCCGGGCGTGTACCCCGTCGTCGTGATGTCGCGCCAATAGGCAAGGCATTGCAACTGCGCCGTCGCCACAGCGCCGCCAAGGACAACGTCAACGACGTCAGAGGTGGAGTCGAGAACAATCATGCGCCAAGACCTCGTGCAAGCACTTGCGCTTGCGTCAACCCACCACCGCCCCCGCTAGGGGTCTGCCAATTCGCGTTCGTAGCTGATGTAGCCGTGAGCACCTGACCCGCCGTCGGGGGGGAGGCTGCGTTCACAACAACAGCCGCTCCGGTAGTGGCCAGAGCAGTGGCCGTACCACCACCGCCTCCACCACCGCTTTCCAGTGCGCGCAACCGCCGAAGAATGGAATCGAGGACAGTCATCGCTGATTCACCAACGAGTAGGAATTAAGGCTGTAGTTTACCGAAGCCGTCGACCCGGCCATGGAAAACACATCGAGACCCGAATCGGACGCATTTCGCACGACAAAAGTCAGCGTATCACCCGACGCCGTCGACACCTGTGCGGTAAGGCTCAACGAGAACGGGACCGACGCTCCCGCACCCTCAATGCCGTCCACACCGTAGAACCCGAGCGTAGCCGTACCCCGCTTATGGATCCAACCGCCAAGCAGATACCACGCCGTCGACGCGCCAACCTTGGCCGGGTCGCCGATCCACGCAGACTTGTGATCGCACGCAACCACACCGTCACACGGAGAAACCCAGCGCAGGCTGGCGGTGGAGTAGTTGCCGAACGTATCGAACGACAGCGCCGCCGCATCCGACCCGTCGTCAACGGTCAACCCAGTCATCGGTTCGTAATCCCCGGGAGCCAACGTAAATGTCGCCCCGGACACATTCACCGCTCGTGCAGCCGCCGTCTCATCGAGGAAGCGTGGCACGAATGACGGCACGGTAGCCGTGGAAGCCGTGCCGATACCGGTCAGCGGAGACAGATTCCCGAAGATGTCTCGTTCAGCGAAGTAGACCTTGTAGGTGTTACCCGGCACCAGCGCGGCCCCGTTGGCGTCGTGGGTGATTTCGATGTTGTCCCCACGAAACACACCAACCGAGTACACGGAATCAGGGCGTTCCTTGACAGAATCGCTCGTGATGAACACTTCGGTCTGGTCATGACGCAAACCAGCCACGTTGCGGTTCGGGCGCGCACGATTGAAGTTGAAGCGACGAGCCAGCTTGGTGGCTTCGGCCAAACGCCATCGCGAGGCTTGGTCCACCATGTCCGGAACAAACACATTCGGCGGCGCCGGACGATCCGGCGTAACGACAATACGTTCAGCCCAGCGCGTACCTCGGCTGGGGAGTTGATACCGCATGCGGTATTCAGCCAGACACTCACCCGACGCGTAACGCTCAGACAGCCCCACCACAGCAGCCGTAATGGCCGACGACCAACGACCCTTCGAGGCCGACGCCGGCAGGCGTACGACGTCGTGCAACTCCAACGGCTGCACCGGCAACGTGATCGAGAAGTCGACCGTCGGCTGCGCGAGGTCAGAGATCAGCGCCGCTGCCAATCGCTCAGCCTCGGCGTCCGTCGAGATGGCGAGGTTCGTCCCCTCAAAAACTGCGACCGGCAGGTACCCGTACTTGGTCAACGACGCGGACGCAGTCGAGACCACCTCGCGGTAGTTGATGTACTGACTGCTCAGGATCGGCAGATCGGTCGTGTACGTACCGTCCGGCGCCGTCGTCGTAACGTCGCTGAACACACCGCGAGTGCCGTTGGTCGTACCTGAGTACGTACCGTTCAGATCCTCCGAAGCCAAAGTAGCCCCGGACAAGGTGAAGGTGATGCCGTTGTTTTCCGGGTCGATGTTACCGATGTTGCGATCAACGCCGACGGTCAGGTAGCCACCCAGCACGTCGATCTGCGTGCAGGTAAACGTCGCGGTGGTCTGTACACGGTTGAACCGCACGATCGCGTGGTTGCGAATGCGGTTGATGCTCGCCTTCACAGGAGCGATCTGGATAATCTGGTCAGGGTTGACGTCCAAGTTGTAGCTGAACGCCACCGAGCCGCCAGAGCCGAGGCTGGCGTTCGAGACGTGCGACCCGGTCGTGACTTGCGTAATGATTCGGTAGAAGTCACGAATGCTGGCAACCGTGTTGGTTTGCTGAAACAACCCGCCGTTGATCGTGACGGGCACACCAACCGACAGACCGTGCGGCTCACGGAACTCAATCTCCGCCGACGTGACCCCAAGTCGCGTCACGCGATCATGGGCGATACCCAACGAACGACGCGGGGAGTACGTCGTCAGGCGCGACGCGCCCCAAGGCTCGTGGTACTTGAATTCCGTAGCGTAACCGATTTGGTCGGCCGCCGCTTGGAGCGCAGCGATAACCGGTCCGGACGAGACGTCGTTGTAGCGAAGCTGAAACGCCGACGGCACGAACGTGGGGGTCGTAACCGTACCGGCCTCAGTGTACAACCGAGGGTTGCGCGTGAAGCCCTTATAGCCGACCGGCTGGATAACGCCCGACGAAGCAATCAGCCCCGGCGCAAAGTCGTCGATGATTTGCTGCTGGGTGGTTTCGAGAGACTGCCCGGTCACGCCGTAGTTGTACGGGCGCGTTTCGAGAATGAACACGTCGTTGAGCACCGCACCGCTGTCGGTGCACGCCAGTCGAACCGTGTCGACGTCAACCGAGTAATCGTCGACGTATCCCTCGAAGACCGAGGAGAATTCCCAACCCTCAAGGTTCCAATCGTACGGCACGAAGGCTCGTTCGATGACCACCTTGCGACGCAAATCGACATAGTTAGCGAAGTCGTTGATGCTGTCCGTATTCAACGGCGCGAAGTCTTCCGTCCCCCCACGACGACGGCGCAGCACCACGTCGGCCGTAGCCAACGGGTCGTCCACATCCTTGTCGCGACTGGCAGACACAAGCCAGTTCTGACCGTCGAGGCGGGTGACGTCCTGCATCGTGCCGCTGGCGTCTTCAAGCAGCACTCGCACCTCGGTACGGTAGTGGTTCGAGGCGAGCAACTCAGCCTCGTCCCAAGGCCGAACACAGTTCGCGTACACATCACGCCAACGTGCGGCGCCGAGCGGGCGCCGCCACAAAGCGATGTCCGCCAACACCGCGTCAATGCGGGTGTTGCTGGCAGGCTGAGAGTTATACGACCCGGTCGTCGTGCGATGGATCGAGCCGCCGATGGTCCAGCGAGCCGAGGCTGCCGTCGCCACGTTGGTCGGCAACGCCGACGCGAGAGTAGCGGTCGAGCCGAGTTGTCCGCCCTTGACGTCCGAGTGGTAGAACCGGACAATGCGCGCAGCTTCAACCTCAAGACCCACCCAACCAACCGTGCTGACGGTCGGCGAGTACACCTCGTTGAAAACACCGGACGCCGTCGTGGCCCCCCGAAACACGAAGCGTTGTTCGCTGTTCAGCCACCGCAGTTCCCACAACAACCCAGACGCACTGGAACCGTTCGGTGTAACCGACCGCTCGATGAGCGTCGCCGTGGCGGCGCTCGTACCGAAGAATCGATACCACGCCGCAAACGAGAACCCCACGGTCGCGTTGGTGCAATACCCCGTATCGTCCGGCGTCGCCGCCGCCGATCGGATTGTCTCACCGCCCGTGAAGAAAAACCCCGTCTGGCCTCGGCGGTAGAACGGATACTGAGTAGTATCCGTCAAAGGCAAAGAACCGTCAGGGGCCTCCCAAGCACGATCGTTGCCCAACTTGCCGAGTTCAGTCGTCTCGTTCTTCCACACCGTGGCGCTGGACGTACCCGGCCAATACCCGATCATGTCGTGGTCGGCCAGATATCCGTTTTGGGGCGATCGCAAAACGCGCATCACTTCTCCACGAGACGAATCCTCAACGCACGGGCATTGTACCTGAACACACCATCGACAACGACCGGCTGGACGTCGAACGTCTCGACGAAACCCTTGACGATCATTGGCCCTCGTTCACCAGCCCCGTTACAAGGCACCCGACGCCGGGTCTGGAGACCGTCACCGGTCACGACCAAGTAGGGCTTCCGGACGAACCCAGTGCTAGGCAACCCGTAGGTCACCGTAGCCAACGACGTCAGCATATCGTCGTCCCACGCGAACCGAGACATGCTCACGGCGGCATACTGAGAGGTGGCACGAGTCGTGCTGCCTTGCTGGGCGGCGTACAGGGCCATTCCAAGGTAGCCGCTGGCAGTCGTGTAGTTCACGAACGGCAACGACCCCGACGACGCCCCGGACAGGAAGTGTTGAACCGTACCGGCTCGCGATCGGATACCCCACGAAGTCCACGACGACCCGGTGCAATTGTGGTAGCCGTGGATCGTCCAGTCGCCCTCGGAACCGAAGGCGGCGGTAGCCGACGAGAAGATCGAACCGCTCGAACCCATGGCGAGGTTGTAGGGTTGTGCCGCCCACAGCAACGAAGCCGTCGAAGCGTATGCCGACGCCGACGACAACGTCAGCCCGGCATCAGACGAATTCCGGGTGAAGCCGACGGTAGCCGCGCCGTTGACGGTGTAGGACCGGCTGAACAACCACAAGTGCTGTTCACCACGAATCCAGCCCTCCAAGGCGACAGCCTCGTCCTCCGCCAGCGGAGGCGTGTCGAACGAGATCGTCTTCTTCTCGGAGTAGGTGATGCCCTCGAACGAATCGTTGGCTACGCGGGAATAACCCTCGATGGAGGCGTCCGACAACTCGAACCCATCCACCAAGGCGTCCACTGCGTAGCCATCAAGTCGCAGAAATGCCATCAGGTCCTCCAACGACCGTTGGTAAAGCCGGGCACGCGCATACGCCCGATGCCTTGATCCGTCGGCATTCTACGCCACCGGGCCTCAGCGTCCTGCGACGCGTAGATAGCCCCTTCGGCCTTGTAGCCCTGCGGCAAGTTACGGAACTCACGGATGAGGTCACGGACGGCCTGCGTGTTGGCTTCGATAGCTGAGGTGTTTTCGTTCAGTGGGTCATCCGAACGGAAGTCGGACATCGACAACATTCGACCGAAGCCCTTCAAGCCCAACCCGCGCATGATCGACACGAATCCGTTGTTGAACCAGATCGCAGTACGAAGCATGTTGTTGGCGACCTCCGTCAACGTAGTGCTGAGGTAGGCGGCAGCGTCACCCATCGGGATGAACAAAGAGATCAGCGAAAGGCCGCTGGTAATAATCAACGAAACAAACCACGAAAGCGTCTCAACGAACGGCCCGAGTGCAACAACGAGCCAAGCCAGCCCTTCGACAACCATAGCTGCCGCCCAAACAACCGCCGTCAGGATGGTCACCAACGGCCGCAACGCCGAACCGATCAGCAAGCCAATCGCGGCGAGCAAGTCACCAATAGGATTCGCCAGCAACACCAAAGCATTGAGCAACTCACCCAAGGCGTTTTCGATCAGCTTCGCCAAGCCGTTGGTCAGCGCCCCCATGAGGATCTGAACCGGCTTGAGCGAATCAATCAGCGACAACACCACCGGGATGAGCGCACCTAGCACTGCCCCGAGCGGGCCGGCAGCAGCGCCCAACGGGCCGGTCAGCGACCCAAGAGAACCGGTGATCAGCTTGGTGAAACCACCGGACATATCGCCAATAGCGTTGACGATCGGACCAAACAAACCCTGACCCGTCGCGACCTGCTGGGTGGCCGTACCGATGGGGCGGTTGAACTCCACAATCTCCTTGATGCGTTCATCCAGTCGCTTGAACCAGTCCTTCTGATAGAGGTCGTACTCCTCTACGGATCGACCGAACTTTGCCGTTGCGTTCTCGAACGGGGAGAAGATCCGTGACGCGAACAGATGATCGTAGCCGTACCCGGTCGGGTCCATGGTGACCCGACCAGCTTGATCAAGTTCACGCTGACGAGCCAACGCCTCGGCGAGCATCTCACCGGCATCTGGCGTTTCGGATTCCTCGCCGCCCTTACGCGAACGACCACCACGCCCAACCGTCGGCGGGGCAGCATCATCGGCCGGCTTCTTGACCTTCTTCAAGATACCGAGAAAATCGTCGGCCAGTTCGTTGACCTTGAGAAGATAACCAACCTCAATGTCCAGCGCCTTATTGCCAACGGAGCCCAGTGCCTTGAAGCGCATGATCAGCGAATCAACGGTTTCCGTCGTCATGGCCTCCAGCTTCTTCTGGGTGGACACGACCTGCTCAACGTAGAAGTTCCTCTCAGAGTCGTTGGCGGTCCGACCCTTGAAAGCAGTCAAGTTGGCTTGGGCACCGAAGGCCGTCCCAGCCTTATCAAAAAAACCCGTCGGGTCAACGGTAGAGAAAACGCCGGAAATACCTTGCAAGATGCGCGCACCGATGTAACGACCGGTGGCTGCCCAGTCCTCCTGCTCGATAAGCACACGCAAATCCGAGAACGCTCGGGTGACATCAGGAAGAATCTTGCTGAACCCAACCGCCAAAAGACGCTTTACCGAGTCAACGAGGTTGGTCACGGTCGCGTCGAAACGAGCGAAAGCCTCAGCCGTGCGATCGGTGGTCTTGGCGTACTCGTCCAACGTGCCTTGCGACTTGCGGGCGACCTCCTCGACGAACGCAAGTTGCTTTTCCTCGGCCGACAACGCCTCGACGGTCTTGTTCACCTTGGCGGCGTAGGTCTCATTGGCCTGACCGACTGAGACGATGATGCCCAAGTTATCGAGCAACAGCCGGCTCGAACGCGCCGTACCGACGATGATCGAGTTGAACATGTAGTCGAAGGACTGACCGGTCTTGAGCGCCGACGCCTCGGCCACCATGACCAGCTTCTTGAACGTCGCCTCGTCGATACCCATCGAGTCGGCCAAGTTAGCCTTCTTCATGAGTTCAGCATCGGACACCATGCCGTTGGTGGCCTTGCGATACTCCTCAATCGACTTGCCGGCGTTCTTGAAGAATTGCTCCGCCGCCATGATCTTGGCGCCTTCCGACGCCGCCTCATAGGCTTGCTTGATGCTGCCCTCAAGGGCATTGAAGATCGTCCCGGCGACCTTGATATCGCGCGAAAGACGAGTCATGGCCAAACGGAAGCCGTCGGTCTTACCCGACGCCTTCTCCATCTCGTTGGCCATGACCTTGACCCAAGTCTGGGAAACCTCACCAGCCTTGTTGAGGCGCTGAATGACCTGCACCGACTGTTGCATCGGCTTGTCGAATTGCTTGGTGTCTGCCACCAGCTTCGCTACGACAGAGCCGACATCAAGAGCCACGGGTCACCTCATCGAACGCTCCCGTCGCGGTGAGGTCGCACCGCCGGGCTTCTTATTCCGCAACTTGATCCACTCAAGCCACAGATAGAATTCCTCAACCGACATGGATCGTACCACGTCAAGGGTCACGCCGATGTGCTCGGCGACAAGGAACTGGGCCTGCAAGTCCTTGTCGCGACTCAGTTTTTTGCAGCGTCCTTGGCCTCAGACATCAGCCCCGTCAGGGCCGTGACGATCGGCTCGATGAACGAGCCCTGAGCCGGGAGTTCCATGAGCAAATCTTCGTCTGCCTCACCGAAGACAGGCGTACCGGCCTCGGGGTCGAAGGCGCACTGAATGACGATCTTAGCCATCGTGCGGGCTTGCTGCTCGACGCCGGCCTCAGCGGCCTTGGCAAACAGCGACGCCTGAGTCAGGGTCGGCGAGCGAACCTCGACCTTGATGATGTCGTCACCGTCACGGATTTCCACGACGGAACGGCGGATGGACTTGGCAGCTTGATCGAGAAGGCGTTGGCGCAGAGTCATACGCGCACTATATCAGGCCGACGAAGCGAGGTTTCGCTCCGAATAGCCGACAATCGTACCGAGTCGGTCGTCCCGAGCGGCTGCAAGTTGCCACTCGACCGTAGCCTCGACCAACCCATCAACCGTAGCCGAACGTTCAATCGAAACCACCTTACCGATGGCCCGGAAGTACGGGCTCGCACCGGTATTGATGTCGATGAACGCGTCCGCGCCGGTCGACATCAGAGTCGCCAGCCGAGCCATGTCGTTGACGTTGAGCAGCATGTCTACGCTGATCGAAGCGTCAGCCAGTCCGTAGGTCCGCTTGCGGAACGGACTGGTCGACGTATACACCGTGGTGTCGAGCACCTCGGATTGCTCGGTCAACGAGTGACCCTTCACCTCAGAGACAAATTCGCTCGCCGTCGTCAACGGGATGAACGTCGCGGTCAACGTTGGCGCCGCCGCCAGCGGGGCGGTGGTGTTGATCTCGCCGAACAAGAAATCGAACGACGAAATTGACGTGTAGGCCAGCGTAGCCCCGCTAACCGTGACGTGCCAAGGCTGCGTCGGGTCAATACAACGCCGAGCCGCCGAGGTGACCTGAAACCGCGTCGAGGACACGGTTGTACAAGCCTCCGCCGTCATGGTCGTAGGCACGCCACCGCGTCGGATCGCGCACTGAAACCCAGCCTTGGCCAAAGGTCACCTCAGATCAGATGCCGGAACCGATCACGATCGGGTCGATCGACCCCTCGTGCTGGAGCGAATC